GCGACGTCAAACCGGCTGCAATACATGACGACCAGCGAGAAGCTGAACGTCTCGGCCCAGATGGCTGACCGCGGCATCCTGAACCGCGACGAGGTGAGGGAAATCTGGAACCTCCCTCCCCTGCCTAACGGTGCCGGACAGATATACACGATCCGCGGCGAATACTACAATGCCGACGAGAAACTGATTGAGGAGGGAAACGAAAATGGAAATTCCCAAGACGGTGCAGCAGAAACTTGATGAGGGACGGCAGTACCGTTCCGTTGTTGAGATCAGGGCACTGCCTGACAACCAGATCGACAGCGACGAGAAGATTGTCGAGGGCTATGCCTGTACTTTCAACCAGCCGTATGAGCTGTTCAGCTTTGACGGCTACACGGTGCGCGAACAAATCGACCCGCACGCCTTCGACAAGTGCGACATGTCGGATGTGATCATGCAGTATGACCACGAAGGCCGCGTCTTTGCCCGGACGAGCAACAGCACGTTGATGATCACGCCTGACAGCCACGGTCTACGCATCCGCGGCGATCTGGGCGGCACCGAGATCGGGCGCCAGCTCTATGAGGAGATCGACGGCGGTTACACGAACAAGATGTCCTTCGGCTTCACGGTTGACACCGACGAGCGCCTGATCACCGAGGACACGGAGACCGGGACGGTGGACGTCCTGCGCACAATCACGGGTATCCGCAAGCTCTACGACGTCAGCGCCGTTAGCCTGCCTGCCAATAATGCGACCGAAATCTCGGCGCGCAGCTACTGCGACGGATTGATCGCGGAGCTGACGGAGGAGCGCCGGCAGCGCGAGATGAGGGAGCGCCAGAAGCAGAAAATCAAGATCATGCTGAACCTTTAAGGAGGAGAACATGGAAGTAAAGACCATGACCATCGAAGAGATGGAGGCCCGTAAGGCCGAGATCGCGCAGCTCGTCGACACCGACGACGCCGATCTGAATGCGCTGGACGAGGAAGTCCGCGCTATCAACGCGGAGATGGAGTCTCGCAAGGCTGACGAGGCCAAGCGCGCCGAAATCCGCAACGCCGTCGCCGCTGGTGCCGGTGAGGTTATCCACAAGATTGAGAAGGAGGACAGAGCCATGAACAACGCGGAAATCCGCAACAGCAGCGCGTATGTTGACGCGTTTGCAAACTATATCAAGACCGGCGACGATCGCGAGTGCCGCGCTCTCCTGACCGAGAACGTCAGCGGCAACGTGCCCGTGCCTGAGCTGGTTGACCAGATCGTCCATCATGCGTGGGAGAATGAGGAAATCCTGCGTCGCTGCCGTCGCATCAACATCCGCGGCAACTTCAAGGCGGCCTTCGAGCGCAGCGCCGACGCGGCTTATGCGCACACCGAGGGCACGACCGCCGTGACCGAGGAGAGCCTGACGCTCGGCATCGTGACCATGATCCCGAAGAACATCAAGAAGTGGATCAGGGTTTCCGACGAGACGATGGCGCTTGGCGGCGAGCCGTTCCTGCGCTACATTTACGAGGAGCTGGCCTACCAGATCACCAAGAAGCTGGTCGCGCTGGTCATCAACGACATCAAGAGCGCGGACACCTCTCACAGCTCCACGGCTGTCGGCATCCCGGCCGTCTCCGTCGCGCCGAGCGTGACCGCGATCCCGAAGGCCGTCGCGAACCTCTCCGACGAGGCGACCGACGTGGTGGTCATCATGAACCGCCTGTCCGAGGTCGCGTTCGTAGAGGCCTATGCCGCCGGCAACTTCGCCGTCGACCCGTTCGCCGGTCTGCCGCGCCTGTACACCTCCGCGCTGCCTGCCTATGACACCGCCGAGGCGACCAACGTCTACATGATCGTCGGCGACCTCAAGGGCGAGACCATCAACTTCCCGGAGGGCGACGGTCTGGTCATCAAGTACGACGACCTGTCCGAGGCTGAGGCTGACCTCGTCAAGATCGTCGGCCGCCAGTATGCGGCTCATGCCGTGACCGGCCCGGGTCGCTTCGTCAACGTCACGAAGCCCAGCGCGGTGACGACCTGATGAAGCTGCTGCTGAAACAGGCAGCGCGTATTCGTCATAACGCGGGGGAGATCGTCGAGGTCTCTCCCGCCGAGGCGAATTTCCTGCTTTCCGTCGGCGCTGCCGTGATTGTGACGGACGCGAAGCAGGAGCAGGAACAGAACGTCGTCAACAAGAAGCAGAAGAAAGGCAAGTAAGCCATGAAGCTGATGATCGCCGTGCCGTCGATGGACTTCATGCACGTGGAGTTCGTTAAGAGCCTGACCGCGCTGATGATGCACCTTCGCGACGAGGGCGTGGACTTCAAGCTGGAGATCGAAAGCGGGACGCTCGTCTATATGGCGCGCGACCGGCTGGCGTGCAGAGCGATCAACAGCGGATTCACACACGTGCTTTGGCTGGACTCCGACATGGTGTTCGCGCCGGAGCTGGTGGAGGACTTGCAGTTCTGCGGGGAGAAATTCGTGACAGGGATCGCGGTGAGCAGGCGGAAGCCGTTCAGCTCCTGCCTGTTCCGCGACCTGTCGCTGGAGCATCTGGAACGCTACGGAGACGCGGACACGCTACAGAAGGAACCGTTTCAGGTCGCCGGGTGCGGCATGGCCTGCGCTCTGACGGACGTGGAAATGCTGCGAGACATCCAGACGACCGAGAAAACGTGCTTCACGCCGATGAACGGATACGGCGAGGACACGGCCTTCTGCCGGAGGGTTACTGCTCACGGCTACCGCATCTTCGCCGACCCGTCGGTCAAGGTGGGGCACATTGGGCACCTGGTCGTCTACCCAGACGACGCGCCGAGGTACAGAGATGAATGGCATTAAAGTCCTCCTGACGGCTCCGCTTAAACAGCAGGAGCACATCTTCAAGGCGTTTCAGGACAGCATCGACGCGCTGGACGTGCCGGATGGCGTGACGCTTGACCGCTATTTCGTGGTCAATGACTGCCCGGACATCATTCCGCACATCAAGGGCCGGTATGAGGTCATCAACACAGGCGACGTATACCGCAAGACCTCAGACGACCATCTGTGGAGCAAGGAAAACCTGTCCAAGATGTCACGCCTGCGCAACGCGACCGTCAAGGCGGCGCTCGACGGCGAATATGACTACTGGTGGAGCGTGGACACCGATCTCGTCCTCCAGCCTGAGACGCTGGCGGCGCTGCTCAATGCGGGCAAGGACATCGTGAGCGAGGTCTTTTGGACGCAGGCAAAGGGCGGCGCGTGGTGGTGTAACGCTTGGATGTTCGACCAGTGCGACTCTGACGGGCATCTGACCGAGTGGGTGGAGCCGGGGCTGTACCAAGTCGGCATGACCGGGGCTTGCACGCTCGTCAGGACGGACGTGTTCAGGCACAACGTCAGTTATTCGGAAATTCCGAACATCCGCAAGGTGCTCTGGGGCGAGGATCGCTGGTTTTGCATCCGGGCGGCCTGCGCGGGATATGAGATGTGGCTGGACACACACTTCCCGGCGGAGCATTTGTTCACCGAGACCGTATACCAGAAATGGAGGGAGACACATGCCGGAGAATGACATCACGATGCCTGTGACGGCAACGACGGAAGAACCGACTCCGCCGACGCTCTTGCAGAAGGTCAAGCTGGCGCTGCGCGTGACGGTCGACGTCTACGATCTCGACCTGACGGCGCTGATCACGGCCGCGCAGTCTGACCTCGGCATCGCGGGGGTCGTCCTGCCGGCCACGCTGGACGCGATCTGCGAGCGGGCTATCATCACCTACTGCAAAATCAACTTCCTGACACTGACCGACGGTGAGTATGCTCGCCTAAAGGATAGCTATGACGAGCAGAAGGCCCAGCTCGCGACCGCGACCGGCTACACCAACTGGGGGGCGACGACATGATGCGTCAGGACGCGCTCTATCTGGTGGCGGAGTCCCCGGCCGCGCACGGCGTCTTTGACAAGCCGGAAGAGACGCAGCGCATGGTCTACTGCTCGGTCCGAAGTGTTGGTGGGCAGGAATACTACCGGGCGCTTGAAAACGCTATCCGGCCGACGCTGGTGTTTGTTCTGGCGGACTACGCCGAGTATCAGGGCGAGAAGATTGCTGTCTACAAAGACACCAGATACCGGATCGTGCGAACGTACGTGACGGCTCAGCAGACGATTGAGTTGACGGTGGAGGAGGCGACGGTGGATGCTTGACCAGTTGGAGGCCGCTCTGGCGGCGACGAAGCTGCCGTTTGCTTTTGCTTCATGGAGTGAAGCACCGGAAGGAGACTATGGAGTCTATACACCGGACGGCGCGAACGATCTGGAAGCTGACGACGAGCACGCCGAGCGAGCGATCTCCGGCACCGTGGACTATTTCGTCCGCGGCAAGGGCGCGACCGAGGTGGCGTTGATTGAGACGGCGCTGGACTCTGTCGAGGGCCTCGCGTGGCGAATGGAATCGGTGCAGTACGAAAGCGACAGCGGTTATCTCCATGTGGAGTGGTCCTTTGAGGCGGCGTGATGGCTACTATCAGCTTCAAGGGGCTTGACGCCTACCAGCGCCAGATCGCGGCTCTCGGAAATCCGAAGACGGTCGAGTCGATGTGTAAATACTCCATCTATGACGCGGCCGGCATGGTGGCCGACGAGCTCAAGAAGGCGACGCCGTTCGACACCGGAGACCTGCGCGACAGTATTACGCTGGAGGCGATGGTGACCCGCGATGGC